CTAAAGTCTTGATAAATGCATTTTTAGCTGCGGCATACGAGCTTGACACCTGAACATCCGAGTAGTAAAAGCTTCCATCTGAGAAAACACTCTGGTCTACATAGTATAGATTGTTTGGGCTCCCTTCTATGTAGTTAGGTTCTGTTATAGTCCACGGACCAGGTGGAACTTTAAGTGCTGGCTTTTCTGGGGTCTCTACCGCTAAATAATACCACCTAGTATATGAACTTACGCTTACGCCATTATCACCTTTAACTTTCGTCCACTTATACGCTTTAGGATCTGTGCTAGCTACATCTTTAAAATCTGTGTAGATTCCTATATATGTTCTTCCTGTGCTATCCGTGGTGCTAAACCCCACTGCGCCATCTCCGCTACTTGCATAAGCAATGTGGACTCTAGGTGCTTCTTTATTTACCTTGTTTTCAGATATTTCTTTTTTCTTGCTTGGCTCTTTTGATACGTTCATGATTTCCATGAGTACTTCATCTGCGAGCTTTCTCAAGTTTTCATCTATCGTTCTGAGTGCAAGGCTTTCGTCAGACATATCTGTTCTGTTTGGTACAGTTATCATGGTCTATCACTCCTACCTCTATAGTATCTTGTAAGCGATTCAATATCTGTCCTTCCCACGCCCTCAATCTTTATAGAGAACTTTGCTTGCCTGTTAGGGATAATTGGTACGCTAAGCGTTTTCCCTCGCTCCGTTTCGCACTCATATATAGGTTCCCACTCACCACCGCTGTTCTGAGTGCTTATCCTTAACTGTGCTCCTGGCTGCATATCTAGTCTCATATTTATTTTTTTATAAGACTTCATATTCTCTACGAATTCATCGAACGGTCCGAATACAGCAAACCACTTAATATCATCTTCCGGGCGCTTTCCGGTAGTAGTCCAGATATTGCCATCTGCTATGTATATAAGCTCGTTATTCACATTGGCAAATGCTGTTACTTTGGTTTCATCTTCCTTGTGCCATAGTCTGCGAAGTATATCGTAAGTAAAGATGTTGTACTTATTTTCGCTTTCATTTAGCATTGAAATATAATATTTCTTACCATTGCTGCCGCCGACAGCTGATTTGAACTGATAATCTCCGAACGCTTCGGATATCATTACCGGATATGTTCCGCCGTCATAAGCCATTACGCCTGTTAATGAGTGATAGTACAATACCCCATTCACGATTACAGCCGATTTATCAGAGCCTTTTCTTATTCCGAAGCACTCAGTGCTATATAGCTGATATTGACTTGGCATACTTCCGAAAACTTTATGCATATGATGTTCTTTAAAGAAGATTAGGTGTGTAGGATATGCAGCGCATCCTGTAAATTCACCATCTGAGCCAACCTCTAGTGCGTATGAATCGTTTGCTAGCGACTGGAAGTAATTCCAATTAAGCGGATCTCCTAGCTTACTAGCATAGATTGTGTTGTCCTCGCTCCTACAGCCCCACAATCTATTGTTGCTTTCCATGACGTAATCAAGGTCTGGGATTTCTCTAGCGAGCTTTACTTCCTCTTCAACGTATGATTCCTTCGTTACATCGTCACTCGGCATTCTGAACGAATTTTCATAAGTGGTTATTGTGCTTCCTTCTATGCTTTTGATAACAATCACTGTGTTGTTTCCAGGCTGTTTTTTACACCCCGATATCTCAACAGCATCACCAACAGAAAATTCAGATAAATCTGCACCAACTAGATATATGCTACCTGGCTTAATTGTTGCCGTGGCGCGCACTGATGAGTCCATGTGCTTTACGGTGTTATCTGTAATGTCTAGATACACTTTGTCTGGCCATATGCAGATTTTGTTATTATGCGCCACCATAGTTTTAGGCATGATGTTGTTTATTCGCTTTTGATAGTCTGTGCCACCTTTAGAATATTTGATAAACGTTCTTATCTCTCCGTCTACCTCATATCTATCTATGATATATGGCACATTGTTTTTTACGATGATATCCCTTGGATGTTGCACTGGCATATCTATGATATTCCTTGGTGCTCTTTGAGAGAGTACAGGATACTTATCTGACGACAAGTTATACATATCTCTCATTTCGCCATCATCTATTACAGCGTTTGCGTTATATCCTTTGAACTGCAATACCGACTGTTTGCCATTTATCTTTGGCTGTATTTCCTTAAGTAGCATATGCGCCTCCTAAAAGAAGTTTTTAATTCTTAAATTTTTAAATCTGTTGCTTTTTGTGATGTAATAGTTACGTGCGTCTACCGCTCGGCTATTATATAAGCTCAGCCAAGCGTTGAATGAATCCCACTCTTCCATCGCTTGGCAAGTCATAGCTGCCACATAGTACACATAAATTAAATCAAATGGCTTTTCTAGTAGCAGTTCTTCTGTTTGCGTGTCGCTAGTTACCTGCCTCTTCATGTCTTTTTCTTCGAGATTTAACAGTTCTCTCTGAACTATATTTTCAATCTCGTTAACATACGCTATCTTTTCTTCGTCAGTACACGTATTCGGACAACGATCGTTAACCGTCTTAATTACTTCTGCTGTATTCATATTTAACCCTCATTCACCTTGTTTTTAAGTGATATCCAATCAGTAGCTTTAATGTCTCCACTAGGAATTACGTTTAAAGCTAGTGTCCTTCTTAATTCATTATGCTTTTCAAGTGTGATAAGTTCGCCCTCTTCAATAAACATTAAACTGCTACCAACTTTTTTATTAATAAAGCGTATAAGTCTGTTTACCTCAGTACTTGTTAAGGCGATTTCGTTTTGCGCATTAACAACGCTGTCATACTCGAAGCGATGATATGTATACACTGGTACCGCTAGAGAATAAGATATCTTTGTTGAATCCGTGGCATAGCCTTTTATCCTGATTAGGTATTCAGTATTCCCACTAGGTAAAGTTATTGTGAGCTTTGATTTATACTTGGTCGTTATAAGCTTAGTCCATTCTCTTTCACCAATCTTATATTCAACGTCATAGCTCATTTCGTCTCTGTCATCGTTTACAAACCAGCTGATAACAGCATCTTTAGTTCTGATAACAGATTCAATGCTTTTGATAACAGGAATTGCAACAAACCCCATTTCTCTTGTCTTGATAGTTTCAGCCCAGGACTTTATAACCTGCGAATCTCTATAGATTTCAACTACGACTTCGTAATCTGTGAAAGCCTTAAGGTTCTTTAGATTTATAACCACGCTTTCACTTCCTGTTGTCACGCTCTCTTCTCTATATTCGGATTCAAACGCTGCTTTATACTTTGCCTTTACGGTCCGTTCCCATCCAGTATTCACCATATGAGATACATTCACCTGTATGCTACTATATGTATCTGATTCAGCTTTTATAACTGCGCTACTAGGTTTAAGAGAATCCGATACAATAGTTTCTTTTAAAACGGTGTCCTTGCGTTTAATGAGCGTTCTAACATCATATCTACAGCCCGTTGTGAGTTTTTCAAACTTCCTCGCCTTTGTGCTTACACCTGCAGGTAATTCATCTTCTCCCATATACTGAAAATTTCCTGCACCTGCCGGCCTTATATACCACTCTAGCGTTCTAGCGTATGAAATATTTGAATTAACCTCTTCAACCGCTATTAGTTCGCTTTCTGTAGTAGTTGTGGTCAGTTCTCCTTTTGCACTAGGTAACGTAATTACTGAATCAAACGAAGTTATCTTGTAGCCATCCACGAATTCTTCTACTGATATCTCGTAGTCAGTATTTGACATGAGGTCATTAAATGCCATGCTGCAATCTCTACTGCTGTTAGATACAGTTTTATTTCCAATATGGTTCCATGCCTCACCTTTTGCCTTATGCCAGAAGCGGAGCTCTTTTTCATATCCTGTAGGTAGTCCGCTTATATCAACCATCATTCCGGATTCAGTTATATCTTTTAGCGTTAGTAATCCGGCTGTGCTTAGCGGTGGCGCAGGTAACGCTCCGCCGCTTTCCCACACTCTCTGTCCGTATCTAGGTTTATTCGATGTTAGTACAATCTTGATGTGGGCATTGCCAGAAACACGTTTAACTGCATAATATGGCGTCGAATTACTAATGCTCGACCATCTGATAGGTTTATTCTGTTTTAACCTCGTGGTGCCCATATATTGTCCGTCTATGTACACTGCCATATCTAGGTACCAACCGTACCACGACTGCCTATAGTCTAGGTTGTGGATATATGTGTTTATACGGTAATACATATATGCGCCATCACGATAATAATCTGTTGTAGCAGTAAGTCTGATTCTGGGACCACTATGTATCACCCATTGATTAAATAGAGTTGTTGCCATATCATCACCTACTTATATACTGCAAAGCATTTAGCCTCACTCCATGCACCGCCAGCGTAGTATTTAACCTTGCCGCTTACACTATCTAGCCAGAGTAAACTCTTATCTTCTGGTTCAGTTCCTGATATAGCAACTTCCGGCTTGTTTAATACCTTAACTTCCGAGCCACCTATATATAGCAATCCTTTTGACTTATCAAATCCTAGCTGTCCTTCTTCAATTCCATCTTTACCGTCCTTGATTGGATAGATACCTTTTAATCTAGTTTCAAGGCTAGATGCTGTTATAAGCGATGTAACATCAAAGTTGCTACCGGTTATCTCGTTAGCTATCTGTACAAACGCACTATATAGATCATCTAGATAACCCTGCTTTTCCTGGATGTTCTCTAGAATCTTATTTGCCTGCGCAATAATACCTGCAGTCTCACTTGCTCTTAACTTCTCCGCTCTTTCCCTCGCTTCTTCGGCCGCCTTGTATGTTGATACCTCTTTTACAAGTGCAAGAAGCACCGGATAATATTCTTCTTTCTCGATCTCGGTATTGTCTATATTTCCATCTGATACATTGTATGTAAATCTTGATGTAGTCATCTTCTTGCCGTTTGTATATATGGAAATATCCACGAAGTACAAACCTACAAGTTTTGTGACTTCTGGAACCGGCTTATATGTTAGAAATCCTTGTGCTGCATCTTCGACTGTTAAGTGGTCTCCTATGCAATCAACAAAAGCTTTTCCGTCCGGACGGATAATTTCGATTGTTACAGCGGTATACTCCGAAAAGTCGAACGAGCTACTACCATTAAGTAGCTTGATGTCTATCGCTGCATCATCATCGAACTGTACTAGTCCATTAACAATGATGGACTTTACTTTGTTTATATCTACCGTTACGCTGATTCTTTTCATACTATCTCCTTAATAAATTAAGCGAGAGCCTCAGCCCTCGCTTTACACAGCGTTATAGCTGCCTTATAGCCTATTCTCAAGTTCCTTGTACTGCTGCTGCGCCTCTTCTTCGTAGTCAGCGGCAAGCCCTGCCTGCTTCATAGAGTCCTCAATTACTAGCTGCACTTTTCTCGGCACCATAACCTTGACGCCTCTCTTAATCTGGTAGTTCTTGCCGTTAAGTGTGACTACTAGATCATCAGAGTATTTATCTGAATCTTTGAACAGCATAATCTCGACAAGTTCTTCTAGGTAATCATCGCTTACCGAAGCAGTATTTTTAGTAACCTCTTCATCTGCAGTATTTTCTACCGCCTCAGTAGCCTCTTCATCTGCCATAGTTTCAACAGCTTCTAGCTCTTCGTATTTCTTTGCCATAATTCTTTCTCCTTATATCAATATTGCTAGCCTGCAGAATTACAGGCTAGCTTTATGAATTAGTTTGGATCAGATTCCAGTGTTACGCAGTGCTCACACCTTACGATGTAAGGGCTAACTAGGAGTTCTGCGGTCTTTGCTGCCTTCCAGCCTGCAGTTGCTCTCTGATTGAGTGGGTCTGCTGTTCCTGCTGAACCCTTCTGCTTAACAATCATCTCGAGTCCGCCACCTTCAATCTCGGTAGTTCCGTATGCGTTAGCTCCTAGGAATAGTGTTCCGTAGATTCTAGCTCCGGATGTGCTCTTCTCGTTGAAGATTTTAGCCTCTGTAGACTCGATAAATCTTACTCCTGCAATCTTTCCAACCTCTCCCTCGAAGATCTGAGTTGAACCTGCATACTTTGATGCATCGATCCATGCCTCATCAGACTGTAGGTCGTACGAGGTATCAGGATTGATGATAGCAACGTAGTACTTGTCAATCTTTGGAGCGTTAGCATTCTTAAGAATTCTAGCAGCTCTCTTGACTGTATCTACTGTTAGTTTGTCATCCTTGGTTAGTGCCGCCCTTGCCGACTTACCGCCTGCATAAAGCACGTTGGTACCTGAGTGCATAACCTCTCTTGTAACTGTATCAAGTGTTCTTCCTGCCTGGTCAGATAGCAGCTGCTGTGACTCTAGCAGGTTGTTATCTAGCGCTGTGAGAAGTAGCATATCTGATAGAGTTACGTAATCGCCGTACTGCTTGATTGTTGCAGACACCTCTGTCATCTGGAGCTTTCTTCCGTCCGGTGTTACACCCTCTGTAAGTGGTGTTAGTGCCTTTGGGAACGGCTTGTACTGTCTGAATTTAATAACCTTACCGCCATTCTTTGGAATTGGTCTCTTCTGTGCAAACTGGTCGTGAATTAGCTGCGGACCTGTGAGCCTGATAAGATTCTTATCGTAGTACTCCTTCATATCCGGCGTCAGATTGCTATCTGTAGTGATATTTGTGTTTGGATTTCCAAAAAGGAAATAGTCTCTAACGTTCATTGTTTCCCCCTTACTCAGTACTCAGTTAGAAGGTAACGGTTTCACCTCTAGCTACACGCTTATTGATTCTATCCATATCTTCGTTACTGAGATTACTAATGTTCTTCTTGACCTTTAGTGGAGCTTTGGACTGCATACCGTTTTCACGCGGCCTCAAGCCTCTTGCTCTCACTGTGTCGATAGTGTTCTTCCTAGTTTCCTTGGTAGCCATCTGAATAGCGCCAGAGATTAGCTCCTGTATATGTGCTGCTTCAAAAGCTTTTCTTACACTCATTCCAGATTCAAGGTAGCTCATGAATTCAGGATTCTCACTAGCCTCTTTCTTAAGGTTGAAGTGCGGATACACATTTCTTAGTTCAGCGGATTCTGATTCCCACTGCTCGTACAGTGCGTCTGCTTGCTCTTTGGCAGCTCTTTTTCTCTGCTCTGCTTCAAGCCTTCTGTTTTCCGCCTCGAGCTTCTTCTGGTACTTGTACTGTTCAACTGATAAGCCTTCTCTTTCTGCTCTTTCTTCTAGCAGTTCGCCATCTTTCGCGATTGCCTCTTTAAGTCCGTTAAGATTACCAGGCTCAATATCGTACTTGTCATACAGTACAAATAGCGCATCTTCATATTCACCAAGTCTGTTCCTGTCTGCCTCTGCGTTCTTAAATCTTTTGGAAAGCGTATCCTTAACGCGCGCATCGTATAAGTCTTTATACTTTCCTTTGATTAGTTCTTCGAACTCTGCAGATAGGTCTTTGGGCTCATCGGCGTTTTCACCCTCTGATGGCTCATCGTCTGGTTCCTCGCTATCGTCATAGCTGTTATCGTCAAACAAATCATCATCATTCTTTTCTTCGAGGGATGCACCCTCTTCACCACTGGTAGCGACACCAGCATTACCGCTTGTTCCTTCGCCGCCCTCTCCATCGAAGAGGTAAAAATCTCTATATGTCATTGTTCCTCCTGCGGCTTACCCGCGAGCATTTATCTTTACGGATTTATGATATAAAAAAATTATTTATTATTCGACTACGGCATAATCACTTTAATATTTTTTGGATATCCCTCTTCAAGAATCGTTAACATTTTGCATGCAAACGTATATATGATTCTTGCGTATATCATTTCATTTACGTTGTCCGGATGCGACGTAAAGCTGATTACTACATCGCCAGGATTTATATTGATTGAGCTTTCTAATCTTTCGACCATATCCGACACTGTATGTACTAGCGCGCTAATCGCAAAGCACACATGGCTCTCGCCTGCGTGCTCTTTGATATCTAACGTATACGTGATTTTGCCTTGTTCATCTCTCTTACTCGTCAGTTTTGCTGATGTCATGACCTTCTCCTACACTTGCTTGATTACTTGCTCTATCTCTGATATTTGCTGCCCTGGTATTAACCGGTCTATCTATACCGCGACGCGCCTCATATGCGGCAGCGTTTAACTGCGGTGCTACTTCCATTCCTAGGGCCTGCTGTACCTGCGATGTGAATTCGCCTGCTCCAACTGTTTGATCTAACATGCCTGCCATCTGCATAGCAATACCAGCTAGCTGATTTAGTTTTTCATTAAGGTTTCCGTTTTCTCCTACCTTCCTGCGGAGTTCTTCCACTCCTTCAAAGTCCATAGCGTCTAACAGCATTCCAGCCTGTACATAGTTGTTTGGATTGAATACGCCCATACCGTATAGCTCTTTTACTGTCTCATTTTGCGACGCTCTATTAAACGCATTCTTTTTAGCTGCGGAAATTTTGACATCGAATATAGGTTTCTTTACGATTTCTGGCTGTCCTGTCACATCGTCAATTGTTGTTTCCTTTAGCAGCGAATTTTCAAAGCTGATAAATTCATACGATCCGCCCTCTCCGTCAATTCTGAAACAACGAGGCTCATCATAAAACTGCCTGATTAATTCTATAATCTGCTTGACTAGCCTCACGTATGCTCTATATGAACCGCCTATCATGTCGCGAGATAGTTTAGAGCCTGCCTCTTGCAGCGCTGCAATGGCACTTGCTGCCGTTACACCTGCGGCCGTGCTTCCCTGTGAGAAGTCGCGATTGCCTGAGGTTTCTTTTAGCTCTTCTTTTTTCATCTCGAGGTAATTCATGACAAGTGATGGGAGCGGCGTTGTTTGAAACTGTTTGATATTTCCTTCTTCAATTCTGCCGTTTACCTCAAAGAAGTCTTGTGAGTAATCAGCTACTTGCTCTGGGTTTACTCCTGAATTCTTATTAATAGCCCATCTTGGTTTACCGACAAGCGCAGCATTCTTTGCAACAATCTGATCCATCTTGTTTATGACCATCTGTGGAGATTTCATAACATCGATATATCCGAAACCTAGCATTTCAGATTCAACCGGGAATAGGTTATCCACAACGAATGGATATTCGCCTGAAATGTAATATCCGCTCTCTAGATATTCTTCACAGTTCTCAGATGCAAAGAGTACGTGACCGTCTATAAATTTGCAGTAGTGAACTATCGTTCTGCCATTAACAGTTTGCTTATAGTACCAGTCATAAACAACTGTTCTGTTAGATGCTGAATCGTCACGCTCTGTATCGTACTTCACGATTTCAGCACCTGCGGAATTTGATAGCACGCCTTCTAAATCTGGATACATTCCTACGAGGATATCGTTATCCACAGCGTCTATCAGAAAGATGTTTGGTGAATCCTGGATATATTTAATTCCTGGTTCCCATAATAGATTTAGAACATCTATTTGTTTTACAGCGATATCACCGGCGCCGTTATCTCTTGTGTTATCCCAGTATGTAGCATACACGCAAAATCCTTGTTTTAACTTGTACCACCAAGCGTCACTATATATCTGCTGGAAGTCGCAGTTATCTAGTATGCATGGGACAATCTTTGATAGTGACAGTGCGGAACCTTTGTCACTCTCTTCACGCGGCAATAGATTAGGCATAGGGTAGTTATCCATAGCGTCAGCGTGTTTATTGGCAAGCGAATTAAACATCCATGCACTTTCAGGCTTCGGATCGTTTTCTTTTCCTTGTGTATCTCCTATAACTTCCCACTGCTTGAACTGCCACCACTTTTCATTCTCAACGATGCGTTTTTTGAACTTTTCAAGATTCTGCTTGTATTTCTCGTATGTGTTCTTTGCCTCTCCTATAACCTCTTCATCAATGATTCCTTTTCGACCGTAGTTCGGGTCCCACTCTTTGCCTTCGTCTTCGTTGAACGCTCCGTAATCTGCTTCTGGCTCTTCCTTTGCATCTAGTGATGTTGGTTCTGGTTCCTGCTCTATATAGTCTGGCTCTTCCTCTTCATCCTCAATAGGTTCTTCAGCTGCTTTCTTTGGATCTATTCCTAGCCTCTTCATCAGCTGTTTGTCTCCCTCGGCTTGCGCAGGATCTTCTTCGGGCTCGTCATCTTCTGGCTGTTCCTGGTCTCTTAATGGCTTAGCCTTTTCAACTTCTTTAGCGTTCTGCTCTTTTAGTTTCTTCTTCTTGTCTTTCATATCTGCTCCTTACATGTATTTGAAAAAGTCGTATCGTCCTAGCTGTGCAGGAATCATATTTAATGGGTCGTGCAGTCCATCTGTTCCCTCGTATAGTTTTGCCCTGGCGTCTCGTCGCTCATTTATAGGTGACTCCATGCATACATATCTCCACTCGTCGTATATATGGTCTTCCATTTCGGTATTGATATCTTCTACCTTGGTTTCACTGTAAATTAGTTCCGGTACTGTTCTGATGAAGTCCTTGCAGTTTGAGAAACAATAGAACATCGGTATTCCGTTTTCATCAAAAGCTAATCTATAATGGCACTGCATTTTACCGGGTATTCGTGTATGGTCTCCCTTCTCCCAGTACACACCAGCTTCCATGAATGAATCGGCTATTGATTTACCGCCATTTTCTTGGAATATTGCAGGGTCTGCAACGGCTGATATAGTTCTGCCTTTTAAATTCGGATCTGATTCCTCGATTTCTTTTATTGCCTTCGCAATCTTCTCGGTGGTCCATTTAACGCCAGTGTTTGGCTGGTCTGTACAGCCGTATAGTTCGTTGATTCTATATAGTCTATTGTCGTTATCTACTGCGTACCAACCTACGCTAAATGGCTTTGAATACCCCCAGTCGAAACCTCTAAAGATTCTCCATGTTTCAGGAATCTTGAACGGGCTTATAACATGGGTCCATTTACGGTCTAAATAGTGTTCTATCTCGTCATTCCATTCTGTGAATACTTGTCCGCTAAATGAATTCCAGTCTCCGTATAGTAGTGCTTTCTTGTCTGCTTCCGGGAGCATAGCTAGATTTGCGATATAGTACGGGTCATTTTCTAACAGCTTTTTGTTATCAAAGACTGTTGATGGTACAAACATGCGGCTACGTACGCGCTCTATTAACTCGCCTGTCGGGGTAACGATTTTATATACGCCCTTGATACGCGTCATGGGCGGCGCAGGCGTTATAAATCTCTTTTTTACCCAACCATGACCCACTCCACCAGGGTTTGCGCTTGCTCTTATGTATACCCTCGTTCCCGGTGCAGTCGGACGGTTTCGTGACATTAGATACATGTACTGTGTTCTTGTAAAGTGTGTTAATTCGTCAAATGCGATAAAGTCGTATGCCTTACCTTGATAATTGTATTTATCTATTTCTCTCTGCAGATTCCCAAAATATATTTTTGCTCCGCTTCCGAACTTCCAGACGTATTTTGATTCGTTGAATTTTGCGCTCGGGAATGCTTTTGAATATAGGTTTATGGATCTATCCATAAGCTCCGAGAGCTGCGGAAATGTGCGCCTTAAGATTAGCCCTTTATAACTTGGTATATGTACCTGTCTTAGTGCTTCGCATAATATAGCGTCGCTCTTTCCGCCTCCAGCTGCGCCGCCATATAACACTTCATACTCCGGGCGGCTCATAAATACTTTTTGGCGCGGCTGCGGCTCCCATGCTATTTTCATTCTTCTACCTCCGCAACCTCTTCATCACTTAAGTTAACAAGTACGATGCTTTCAGCCTCTTCAACGCTGACATTTTTATTCTCTGCATCTGCTTCAAGGAGCTTAATTTTTCTTTCTTCGAGTCTAATTCTTTTCTTTGCGTTCTTAAGATTTTCTTTCTCTTGGAACGTGAGAATAGTCTCCATTGACCGCCTCATTTTTTCAATTGCCTGCAGTGCGTTAGCTGCATCCTTTACCTGTTTAAAATCTGTTCGCTTAAATTTTTTCTCAACAGTTTTCTTTGATACCGGAAAGCCATCTGAATTGTATTCAGTTTCTTCAACCAGATATCTATTGAACTGCTTTGGATCTAAAAGAGCGTCGCTCATTATATTAGACAAGTTATGTACTATGCCTATTTCTTTAGATAAGTCTATAGATTCTAATTTAGATACACGCTCTACAGCTTTTCCGACAGTATCTGATACATATTTCCTGCGCTTTTCTTTCCAC